AGCCTCATGTGCTTCCAGCCCTCGGACCACCCGACCGTCAAGCTGCTCGAAACAGGCGGCGACCGCCTCATCTGCGGGCGCGCGGCCCATCGGGTGGACGAGAAGAGCTTACCGGCCCGCCGCAATCCGGCGCATGGGATACAGCAATGAGCAACTACACCATAATCGACAAGCGTGGCGAGGCCAAGCCCAACGCCGAAATCCCCCAGGCTCCCAAGCGCGCCCCCGAGGTCATGTACGATTTCGCGCCGCTCTTCGACAGGATTCTTGTGCTCGAAGACACCGAAGCCAGAAAAATCGGCGACCTCTACATTCCCGAAACTGCGCGCGAGGAAATGCGCAGCGGGACTTGCATCGCTGTCGGCCCTGGCGCCCGCAGCGACGCGGGCAACCTTATGGCCATGAGCGTGAAGCCCAACGACAGGATTCTTTTCGGGAAATACGCGGGGAGCGAAATCAGAATCTCTGGCGTGCTCTACCTGATTATGAGAGAGCCCGAAGTTTTCGGGACCGTGGTGAAACGTGCCTAGGCCCGATCCAGCGCCGGTCGGTCCCACCGGAATGGGCATTGACAAGCTGCGCCAGCAATTCGAGTACAAGCAACTCACCGAGAAGCAGCAGAAGTTCGTTGACAACTATGTCAGCAACGGGTGCAACGCCGAGGCCGCTTGCGCCGCCGCGTACGAAGTCACTACCAACGCGAAGCGGTTGAGCTACCAGATACTGGACCACCCAGCGGTCATGTTTTGCGTCAGCCTGTATTTCGGCAACAGCCCCGCCGACGCGTTCTGCAACCTTCTCTGGAAGATGATCGTACGCAGAAAAATAAATCGCATGAACCTGAACGCCCTGCTTCTATATGCCGACGTTCGCCAGTTGCGCACGCGCCAGCCCAACGCCAGCACCGTGTTCGACCAGGCGCTGCAGCGCAAGAGAAAGGTAGGAAAAGGCAAATCCAAGGACGCGGAGATCGTTGATGAACCCGAAGACTTCCTCGAAGAATTCGAAAATGAATGACATTAAAAAACTGGTGGCCGGTCTCGCCGTCCCATCGACGGAGACGACGGACAAGCCTAAGAAAATTGTCAAGCTCCTGAAGCCCAAGAAGTCCGCCCCCAAGAAGTGACCTTCGACCCGCAAGTCCTCCCGCTAGATTTCCGCGCGCACACCTTCGACAAATTCACCGACGACGAGCGCGCCAAGTGGATCTCGGTGCGCGAGCGCGGCATGTTCGACGCCATGTTCCTGGCGACGAAGATACTCGGCTGGGATTTCCAACCCACTCCGCACGCGAAGCTGTTCTCTGAATTTCTCCAGATAACTCCAGGCACGTTGCTGTTCAATCTCGACAAGCTAGTCAAGAAGAGAATGATTCTGTGGCCGCGCGGCGTTTTCAAAACGACCGCCGCAGCCGTCGTCGCCGTCCAGTTGATCATCAACTACCCCGACATACGAATCCTCATCATGGAGGGCAGCGTCCAGCTCGCGAAGCGCCAGCTCGCGCGCATCAAGAAGATATTCGAGCAACATGCAAAATTCCGATATTTCTATCCAGAGTCCTGTTCCGAGACTAAGCTCGGCGATCAGGAAGAATTTTCTATCCCGAATCAATCCGCCGAACGGCCGTACGCAGAGCCGACGTGCGCGATCAGCACCGCCAAGTCGGTCAAGGCAGGTTCCCACTTCGATGTCATTTTCGTGGATGACCTTGTCAACGAGCAAAATTACAAGTCGGTCAAGGCCCTGGAGAAATGCTGGGAACAGTACAAAGAGATCGGCCCGCTGCTGGAGCCCAGCGGTTACTTGTTCGTGACCGGCACGCGCTACTCTTTTGGCGACACCTATGAACGAATCAGCGAGGCTGCCGCAGCCGAGATGCGGAATCGCGGGGCCACTGTGTGGCACATTTCTGTTCGCACCTGTTGGGTCCAGTGGTGCGCCACCTGCAACCATGCGGACACCGTTCACAACAAGGATCTCAATTACCAGCACCCGCCCTGCACCTCATGTGACTGCCAGTCGTTCGTTGATTCCGGCAAGCGTGATTTGCTGTTCCCCGAAGCTACTTTGAAAGATGGCCGGACTGTCGGCCACACCGTCGCCTACCTCGAATCGGAAAAAGCCGAGAAGGGCGACGAATTTTTTTCTTGCCAGTATTGCAACAACCCTATCGCGTCCTCCGAGCAGGTCTTTACTCCGGAGCTACTCGGTCGGCAGACCTTGTATCACGTCAATCAACTCCCTAGTCCGCAGGTAGCTCCCTGTTTCTTGGTTGGTGACTTGAGTTATGCCGGAGAAGACAAACGCGACAAGTCAGTGATCTACGTTTGTTACTTGAACCAAGGGCAAATCTACGTCAGTCATTGCATCTCGGGAAAGTGGAACACCGAGGAAGTCACTCTGACTCTCTTCACCGCGACGATGAAATTCCGTCCCCGTGTGATCTTCCTAGAGAAGTTTTTGGGAGCGGAAGCCTACGACACCTTCTTCCGCGCGTTCGCTCTCGACAAAGGGATTCAAAGGTTCCCCGTCGAATGGGTTCAGATGAGCAACACGGCTGACGCGAAGCGCACGAGAATCCGGAGCATCCAGGGGCCGTTGAGCAAAGGCCGGTTGTGGTTGTTCGCCGGTATGGACGAGTTCGAAACTCTGCGGACGCAACTCTTGAGATTTCCCAAACTTGGAAAGCATGACGACTACGCCGACGCGCTCGGGCTCGTCGTGGGTGTGCCCAGCGGGTATCAGCTAACCCAAGCCGAGGTCAGGCCGAAGCTTCCGAAGTGGTTGGAGCTACCCGAGGAGGAAGTGAAGGAATCGGAGCCGGACGGCGGATGCGGGACCGGCATCCTGTGTTAGACAGCTTTCGCGCCTCTTAAATAGAGGTTTTAGATGGCCACAACCCAGCAGATCACGCTCGACCAGTTGCCTGGCGCAATCCCGCTCGCCGAACAAACGGCGTTATTGCAGCCCAAAGACGTGGGCTTTGCTGGCGACGAACGCCCCGACGCGGCCCTCCTCAGTGAGATCAATCAGAACATTCAACTGTCCACGAGTTTTATGGCGGGCAGGGGGATGGAGTCGCAGTGGAATTTATCGGAAGTCCTCCTGAAAGCGTTCGTCAAGCCTGAGAAGTGGCGCGGTAGCGATCAGTACAGAAGTCACTTGGGTTTGCCTATCCTCGCGGAACAATTTTATTCACTACTGTCCGCAATCCAACAGGCGATTTTTACTGGCGTCTCGTTCTTCCAAATCGATTCGACGCAAGCGACGGAATTAGATGTTAGCCGCGCGCAGCAAGGCTTGGTTGAGTGGGCGGTGAAAACTTGCGGCCCTTTCGACGGCTCGCTGAAGCAAGAAATGCGCTTGGTACTTTTTGACGGCTTCTTGTACGGGACCGGTTGCGCATTTCTGGGATGGAGAAGGTCGAAAAAGAAAGTCGTCACCAAAGCCTACAAGAATCCTCCCGTCAGCATCGGCGCTGATATGGGCAATGTGGCCGTCCCTCAAGGCGATCCCGACGAGCTTATTGAAATCACGGATGTGGTCGAAACAAACAAGCCCGTGTTCGAACACGTGCCCCTCCGCAGGTTCCGCTGCGCGCCGGACTGCCGCCGCTCGCAAGCGCGCTCTGCTACATGGGCCGCAAGAATTTTGTATTTGACAAGTTATCAGTTGGATGAACTCCGCGAGACGGACGGCTACACCGTCCCCACGCGCGAGCAGTTGATCGCGCTGACGACGCCCGTGAATATCTCCGGCACAGAGCGCAATCCTCTCGACTACAGCCCAGGGGGAATTTACCCCACGTCCATCAACGAAGGCGTGCAGAAAGCGCACCCCGAGTCCGACAGCGAACGCAATAACGTGGACCCGCTGGCCTCGAAATTTGAAATTGTTGACTATTGGACCAACGACCGCCACGTCATGGTCATCGAGAAGCAGTATATTTTGCTGAAAGAAGAGCATGACGAAGGGCAGAACCCTTTCCTGACTTTTAATTTCAGGGAATCGCCCGACAGCTTGCACGGCGTCGGCCTCGGCCATCTCTTGGCGAATTTCCAGCGCCTGGCAACTGGGGTCGCGAATTATTTCTTCGACGACCTGACTTTGAATTTGATGGGCACGTACGCGCGCCCGCGTGGTCTTAACACCAGCGGGCAGTCCGAATTCGTATTTCCCGGCAAGGTGTTCCAATTCGATTCGTCACCGAGCGGCCAAGGCGGAGGCTTCCAGCAGCTCAGCCGCAACGGCGCGGGCGTCGATATCCTCTCCATCATCGGTCAAGTTAAGGCTTGGGCCGCCTCGCTCACGGGAGTGGGTGCCGGAATGTCCGGCAGCAACCCAGGCAAATCAGGCGATTTCCGGACTGGGCAAGGGGTCAACCTCATCGCCAGCGGCGAAAATACAAAATCCCAGGACTTGGTAGATCAGGTGTGCGATCTCGTGTTAATTCCGTTTTTGCAGTATTGCATCCGGCAGAACAAGAAGCTGAAGCCCAGCCAGGTCCGCCAAATCCTCAGCAAGGAACTAGACAAAGCCTACACGGGCGATCCGCTCAGCGTGATCAATGCGGATTACAAAGTGACTATCGCTGCCGGAACAAGGCTGGCCGCCGCGCAAGCGCTGCAGAGTCGCCTCGGGTTCATCGTTTCGATTTTGCAAAGCCCCGGCATCACGCAGCAACTGGAAACCCAAGCCAAGAAAATTTTGTACGACAACCTCGTGAAAAATATTTTGGATTCCACCGGATATTCGTACGAGGAATTGATCGGCGACATGACCGACGAAGACAAGCAGCGCGTCGCCCAGCAGTCGCAAGCCGCGCAGGCGCAGAGCAAACTGGCGCTGCAGCAGGCGGGCGTGCAGGGGAAGATCCAAGTCAACGAAAATCAGGCGGAGTCACGCGCGCTGTTGAAAAGCCAGGAGCACCTGTACAAGCAGAGCGACGACTCGGTCATGGGGCAAACGTAACCGATGGCGCCGCCCTTCCCCACCATCTTGGATTCGAGCGACGCCGTCGCGCTGGGCAACCGGCTCCATGCCCTCAAGCAATCGCCAGGATACGGAGACCTTTACAGGATTTCCGACACCTTGGTGAAGAAAGCCGTCAGCGCCCTAGTGGAATACCCAGGTTGGGACCAACAACAGATCGCCATTTTGAAATCTCGCGCGCAGGCTGCGACGGAGCATCACGCCATGCTTTTTAGTTTGGTCAACGAAGCGCTTGTTGACGCCAGCCGCGAGGCCGACAGCCACGCCGAGAAAGAAGCTTCGCGCCGCACGCCGCGAGAGGTCGTGGAGGAAGCGGACGAACTGAGAGCCGCATCTCTTTACGCCTTCGATGGATTGGACGAAATAATTCAAGATTCACGGCCCGCAGGGTCGTTTTAACTAGGAGAGTAGACCAATGGCAACACCGCAAGAACAATTGCAAGAAATGATCAATGCAGGGGATATCACAGGCGCCAATCGCTTGATCGGCGAGGAAGCGGCGAAAGCTGGCATCGACCCCGCTGTCCCACGAAATGAAAAGGGCCAGTTCGTTACCCGCGCCGATGCTCCGCTAGCGGAGCCTGCCACAGTGGAATACAAACAAGAAGTTGAAGTGGCGCCAGGCAAATTCGTCACCATCACCGGCGCCAACGAAGAAGAAGTCGCCCAAAAAGCGGAACTGGTGCAGCAAACCGTCGCGGCGGTGGCCGAAAAAGTCAAGGAAGCGGTCGTCGCAACTCCTGAAGTCAAGCCCGCGCCGTTGACTCCCGACGAATTGTTCGATCTTGGGGTGAAATTGTCGTCCGGCAAGGTCGAAGCGGTGGATGAATATCTGGATCGCAGTGGTTACATCGACAAGGCGCTCGAAAAGCGTGGAATTCGCCCCGTCGATCTCAAAAAGCAGGCGCAAGATGCCGAGAACGCCGCTTGGCAGGCCGCGACCGACGAATTCAAGGGCGAACATCCGGAGTTCATCCCAAACAAGAGGAATCACAAGATCGTGGCCGCCGAAATCTGGATTGTAAAGGGTGAAAACCCCGATTTGAGCCCGAAAGCGGCGATGGAAAAGGCTTACCAGCGCTGCGCGGAAGAGGGAACCCTCGACCTGCAGCCCGAAAACGCGACTTCGGCCCCCGTTAGTGTACAGGAGACGCCGAAAGCGCCTCCTTCCCCCAAGAAACCTCGTGCGAGCAGTGCCTTATTCGGAACAGGGGGCGAAGCGGGCGTACGCAGCAGGGCGCCAGTGGCGCAAGTGACCCAGGCCGAGCTGAATGAAGCCATGAAGCTGCCAGCTAGGGAACAAGCAGAGTGGTGGAACGCACAAGTTAGCGCTGGACGCGTCCCGCAGCAGAATTAACGATTTTTTGAATCTTTAAGTGAGGTAATACTAGATGCCTATCCTAAATCCTGGCGTGGTTAGCAATTCACTCGCCGGTTTTCCTCAAATTTTCTACAATCGCGTGGCCGTCGAATCTTGGCTCGCGAACACCCCCTTCCTTTCCGAATTGACCGACCCCAAGCCGTTCCCACGCAGGAGCGGGAGAACTATGCAGTTTTACGGTGTGAAGAATTTCGCCGCCAGCACGACTAAGGCGACGGAAGGAATTCCTGGGCCGTCCCTCTCGCTGAGCCAGGCGATCAGTCAAGTTTATCTCGACCAGTACGTCGATTGGATCGGCATCAGCGACGTTGTGCAGGACATGTTCATCAACTCCGCTGTCACTGACGCCACCCGCCAGCTTTCCTATCGCGGCGCGCTGACCGGCAACTTGGTTGCCAGCTCCGCTTTCGACGCCGCCGCCGTGTTAGATGCTACTGCACGCATCGATCTTGGCGACAACGAGTTCGTCAGCTCCTTCACCATCCGCCGCGCAGAAACTTCCTTGGTCAACAACAACGTGCCAGGCCGCGACGACGGGATGTATTCGACGGTCATGAGTGCACTGACAAGTTATGATATCTTTTCCGACAACAGCGCGGGCGGGTTTACGGATGTCGCCAAGAGAACGCCGGAAGGCGCACGCGAGCTGAAGGCCGGAATCGTCCGCAGCTTCAACGTTCTGGAATGGGCAGGTTGCCGCATCATCCGCACCAGCACCGTCCCCACCTACGCGAATTACCCAAGCGCCGGAAAGACCGGCTATGGCTCTTTCGTCGTGGGCCGCGACGCGATGTTTGCCAGCGAGCTGGCGGGAGTGAAGGCTCCAACCTCGCCGAATTACGCGGTGAAGGTCACGTACTTGACCGAGCCGGATTTGTCCAACCCAACTCTCCAGACTTCTTGTTTGGCGAGTTTCAACTTCTATCTCGGCGTTTCTCCGCGTCCGAACCTGAACGGGACTTCTGGGTTCCGCAGGATTCGCGCAGAAGTATCGGTTGTCTAACGGAAGCTGCTGGGAAAATTTTAGAGAGGTAATAAAAAGCATGGCCAATGCAAATGTAATCGCGAGTCTCACTGGCGGGTTCCTTCAGGGCAGCGTTGCCCCGTTGGCAATCGGCGCATCCACCGTGCCGACCGTTTTCAGCATGAATATCAACCCGATCACTTCGGGCGGCGGGGGTCCGGCAGTTCTCGTCGGCCCTGCGGAGAACAACACTCCGTCTTTTTACGCCGGTTGCCGTCCTTTCAAGGTCACCGGATGGGGCACAGCGCTCACGAAGGCGACCGAGACGGTCGTGCTGGCCATCTATCAGGTTCCTGGCGTGATCGTCAAGGCCGGGACCGCAGGCGTCCTCACAAACGACAACCTCCTCGTTTCTTCGACCGCACGCTCTATCGCGAACGGAACCGCCCCTTGGTATTGCGATTTCACGATGCAATACGAGCCGGTTTCGCAGCGCCTTATCGGCAGCGGCTCTTTCAACATCAACGGATTGGATGACGCGAACGCGTCCACCACAATCGTCACCGGCTTGGTCGGCGACGGCGATTTGAATTTCATCATCGCCGCGACGATGGGCACGGGCACGGCTGGCGACTTGATCACACTGACCGAACTCAATATCTCGGTGATCTAAACAGATTTTTCCTAGCGTAGCGATAAAAGCCCGACCGACTCTCTCCAGTCTGGTCGGGCTTTTTTAGTAAAGGCGGACAATGAGCATTTTCGGGACACCAGTAGCGGGCGGCACGGGCTCCTACGGGGGCAGCACGGCGTCTGGGACGTTCAACACAGGAGTCGGCGACTTGCTGGTCGCCTGCGTCCTCGCTACGTACTCGTCTTGGGGCAGCCTCGACCCCACCATCACGGACACGGCTGGCAACACGTGGACAGCCCTGCGCACAAGCTTCGTCGGCGCGCAATTGAAATGGTTCTATTCCGTCGCGACGCATGCGAGCGCTTCGAACACGATCACCGCGCATGAAAACGGGACGGGCACGGGCAGCGCCATCTTCTACGGCTACTATTGGGATTTCCCGATGACGGGCACGCCGTATTTCGACACGGCCACCAGCCTCGGCTCCGCCACAACTTCGTCCCCCGCAGTTTGCCCCAGCCTCTTTACCACCGGCGCGGACGAACTGATCATCGTGATCGATTCGGATTCTTCGCGCGGCAGCACATTCATGGCGGAGACCAGCCCGCTGGCGTTCACTCTTGACACTACGATAGGCGGCGGCTATCCAGGCGGCTTGGGGGGCATGCATGGCGTTTTCGTCAGCCCAGGCACGGTCGTTCCAGCTTTCCCGTTCTCGGGTCCGAGCGGCCAAGCGGCGGCTATTTCATTCCGCGCGGGGGCGCCTCCTGCTCCGTCAACGATCTTCGGCCCTCCGGCGTCGAGCTTTACGAACGTTTACCGGACTGCTGGGACGATGGTCGCCAATCCGTTCTACACGGCGGTCGGCGATTTGATCGTCGCTTGCCTGTTCGGGCAGGGGACGGGCACTTCCACGACCACGGTGGCGGATTCGGCTGGGAACACATACACGGCCTGCCCGCTGCAAAACGACGCCGTTTCCGGACAGGGCTTCCAGTGGTTCTACACCACAGCCGCGAACGCGAGCCCCTCCAACACCGTGACAGCCACTTTCTCTACGGGGTTCATCACCGCGTTCTTGGCGATGGGCTTTCCGATCTCGGGAGTTCCGCTGTTCGACACCAGCACCGCCGCGAGGACCAACGATTCGCTTGTCGAATCCCCCGCGTTCAACACCACTGGAATCGACGAGCTGGTCATCGCGGCGGAATCCGACGTTTACGGCGGCACGGAAGTGGCGTTCACGGCTGGCACGGGCTACACGCTCTTGGGCACTTCCGGCTTGAACTACGCGCACAACCAAGTCCAGTACGGCACGTTCGGCGGGCCGTCAACCGGCATAGCGTCGGCTTTCACTGCTCCTGGCATGACCGCTGGCGCGGTGTCGGCCATCGTGTTCAAGGCCCCTCTTCCTCCGCCCACGCTCGCTTCCTGCGCCCCGATCAAAGGGTCGGATGCCGGAGGCGGGCATGTGACGCTGACGGGCGCGAATTTCATCGCCACGCCGACAGTGACATTCGGCGGCGTGGCCGCGACCAATGTCGTTTATGTCAACGGCACGACGGTGACTTGCGTGGCTCCTGCGCACGCCCTCGGCGCGGTGGATATCGTGATCGCGAATCCCGACGCGCAGAGCGCCACGCTTCCTGCGGGCTTCCTTTATGTCTTGCCGCCCGCTGGCGGCGGGGGCTCCAGCCTGGGCCTCGGCTTGGACGGGGCTGCGGCCACGGAATAGGCAACTTTTTGAAACGTAAGTGAGGTCAAAACAATGGCAAATTATTACGGAAATCCTCTTGTGCTCGACACGGTTTGGACCGCGACCACGGTTCCGGCGCAGCTCAAGCCGCCCGCGACAGCCGCGTCCACCAGCCCGCCCGCGCGCAACGAGCCGATCAACGCCCGCCGCATCGAATGGTTCGGCCCCGCGTCCACCAGCGACAGCGCGGTGATAACCGATATCAACGGCAACGTCATCCTCGAAGGGACTTGCGAGACGGCTTTGGTGTCGCAGGTCTTGTGGTCCGGCCCCACGACCCTGCCCCTGAAGATGGGCGGATGGGTCTTGAGCACGCTCGGCAGCGGCAAGCTCCTGATTTATTACTAATGTTCTGGGAGCAGCGCAGGCCCGCGTTGTACTTGGTGCGCTCTCTCAGCGTGGCCGACGACGTGTCCGCCATCGCCCTCTCGAATTACTTTTCGTACGAAACGCTGGGCCAAGTGACTGCCAGCGACAACCCCCTCGCCGTCCTCACCGCAGAAGCAGCGCTCCCGTTCTCTGTAACGCCGCGATTGGATCTCGATGCGAAAGCACGCGAGAAACAAGAGTTTGAAACGCAGGAAGACTTCGACAAGCGCTGGCAGGAATTCCTTGACGACAAGATCGAGCAGCGCGCCGACCCTAATTTCCCGCCCGTGATCGTCACCCACGACGACAACATCGCAGCCACGACAAAGGCCGTCAACGCTGTGATGCCTGGCGGCATCATCGCCGTCTATACCGATGCGACGAAAGCAGTGAAGCTCGAACGCAAGCTGGGCGCGGTTCTGGAAGATGTGGATGGTTGCGATTCGGATTAGGAGAAATCGATGCTAGTAGTCAACGACCGCAGGATGCTCGACGACGGAAACGTTCGCGGCAAGGAAGCCTATGATAAGTATGTTGCGAACACCGCGAAATTTCTTTTCGACACCTACACATTATACGACCACGACATACTGAAGAACGTCGAGATGCGCTCCGGCCAGCGGATGCACCACAGCGAATTCGTTCAGAAGGTCACCGCGCTGAATCCCACGATCTGGGCCGAGCAGCAAATAAACTTCGAGAACGATCTCGGACTTTACACGGAAGTTGACGGCACGAAAGTTTTCCTGAGCCAAATTACTAAAGGTTGGCTTCCAGAATTCTCGTACATCATCCTCGATCACCAAAACCTGCCGGACTCCCAATGCATGGGCTGGCGCGCGGCGCTTTGTAACCTGCTCAAGAAGGGCGGGCTCAGTTGGCGCCAAGTCTTGAAGACATTCGGGGACTCCGAAACCGTGAACAGCTACAGATGGGCGCAAGCCACCCGCATCTTTCGCGCGGAGAACTGCTGCTCAAAGGTAGCCTCGACCCTGGCGGCTTACGGGGCCTAACAGGGATTCACGGACTGAATTCGACTTACTTTTCAACTATCCAGTATCTAGGGATAGAGGGAACAAATGCCAGAGAAAGACACAGCATCCATCGTCGCGGAAGTCATGAAGTCGCTCGCGCCAGCCATCGGCCAAGCCGTCCAAAACGCGAGAATGACGCCTGCGGAGCTGAACGAATTAAAAAAGCCGTACGTCGATCCGATCAAAGAGGCGTCCGACCTCAGGATGCGGAAAATGGCGCAGGCCGATATCAAGCGCCAGCTCGAAGAGCGTGAAGCGCGGCAGAACGCCTGCCCGCATACCATCACCGCTCCTGGCGGGCTGGTCAGCACCGCGATCAATCTCGTTTACAACACGCTGAATTCTGAACCGGCAAACCAGCCTCGCGGATTGTGCGTTCGATGCGAAAAATGGTTCATGCCAGCGCACTGGACGGTTGACTA